CCCATAGAAGTTGATACAGTAACAGGAGAGTATTTGATAAGAATACCTGAATGGGCAGTAAATGATCAAGGTTGGTATGAAGATACTGAAGTAACCTTTAAAACAGATGGCAATGAACTTATCATTACAGAATCAAAGGACTAGTACATATCACATCTATCTAAGAGGAGAGTGTCTCTTCAAGGATCTTGATGATTATGAGTTTAAGTTAATATGGGGAAGAATATATCAATCATACTTTAAGGATGAATTATCATACGAAGAATTTGAACAAGAGAATATGACAGACGCATCATACTGATAACCCTACCTATAAAATGTAGTTGACTTACCATACATAATGGGATATAATACATGGTATAAACTACGTAGGTTTAATGACTAAAGGATTTACAGTTAAAGCGAAATCCCCCACGGTATCTAAGGAACCAGAATGGGATTACGATAAGGCTAAGGAGATAGTAAAAGGAAAGACAGTAGTATTCTGTCTACCTGGTAGAAACGTCTCATATACATTTTTGAAAAGTTTTGTACAGTTATGCTTTGATCTTGTCCAAGCAGGTGCTTCGATACAGATCTCACAAGATTACTCCTCTATGGTTAACTTTGCTCGTTGCAAGTGCCTTGGTGCTAATGTTCTAAGAGGACCTGACCAAATGCCTTGGGATGGTAAGTTACCATATGATTGGCAATTATGGATTGATTCAGATATCGTTTATAATACAGAGAAGTTCTGGCAGTTAGTTCTTATGGAACAAGATATTGCTGCTGGTTGGTATATGACAGAGGATGGTAAGACTACTTCAGTTGCTCACTGGTTAGAGGAGGATGACTTCCGTACCAACGGTGGAGTGATGAATCATGAGACAGGAGATAGTATAGGTAAGCGTAAGAAGCCATTTACAGTTGATTATACTGGTTTCGGTTGGTTACTTATTAAGAACGGTGTGTTTGAACATAAAGAAATGCCTTATCCTTGGTTTGCTCCGAAGATGCAAGTCTTTGAGAGTGGCGAGGTTCAGGACATGTGTGGCGAAGATGTCTCATTCTGCTTGGATGCGAAAGAGGCAGGTTTCGAGATCTGGTGCGATCCTCGCATTCGTGTAGGACATGAGAAGACACGGGTGATCTAAGTGACTCGTTATAATATTCTAATTGATAGTAAGGTTGCCTATGAGAATCTTTCTCAAGATGAGTATTTTGCGACAATGGAGGATTTGGCACAAGACTTTTATATAAGTGGAGTGCCTAACCCTCAAAGCATTAAAACTGAATTTATTGAAGACTAATGGCAAAAGCAACATTTAACCCTGATACTTTTATACAGGCGACACCGAAAAAGACTCGTCAAGGAACGGGCAAACATACAAAATATGCGGCATCATCCCGTAACTCGGCTCGTAAAAGGTATAGAGGACAGGGTAGATAGATACGAAAGACCTCTTCGGGGGTCTTTTTTAATGAATAGACATAAATAACCAGAGGAAAGTATATCAACTCTGAATGCCAATACAGAATGTAAATCGATCACAGGGATTTAAGGACATTAGTTTTTCTTTTTTACCCCATCCTGTGACCAAGGATTTGCCAATATTGAAGAATGAACGTGCGATTACTCGTGCCGTTCGCAATTTGGTAGAGACGATTCCTACTGAACGCTTCTTTGACTCGATGATAGGGTCTGAGGTACGTGCATTGCTCTTTGAGAACTATACAGCACCTATTGCGATAGCAATTGAAGACCAGATCACTACTACAATACGTAATCACGAACCTAGAGTAGAGAATGTAGCAGTTGATCTTAATCCACAACCTGATGATAATAGTATAGAGATTACAGTTTACTTTGATATCATAGGTTTAGATGTACCTCGCCAAGCATTTACATTCATATTAGAACCAACCAGATAAGATAATGCCAATTACACAGTTTACTAGTCTAGATTTTGACCAAATTAAGGCACAGATAAAGGATTATCTGGCAGCGAACTCGAATTTCACTGATTTTGACTTTGAAGGATCCAACTTTGCGATTCTGATCGATACATTAGCGTATAATACCTATATTAATGCCTTTAATGCCAACCTAGTTGCCAATGAAGCGTTCCTAGACTCTGCTACATTACGTGAAAACGTAGTTTCTTTGGCACGAAACATTGGATATGTACCTAGATCGAAGACTGCTGCCAAGGCATCCATTACTTTTAGTGTAGAAATTGATGATATAGCAGGTGCTGTACCATTTGTAACATTAAAACCTGGTTTAGTAACGGTTGGTAACGCAAATGACACGACATATCGCTTTTCAATACCAGAATCTATCTCTGCAATCGTTGAAAATGTCATAAATGCCGATGGTAGTGTCAGTAGAGTTGCTACTTTTGGTACTCAGACCAATCCTATCAGTGTTTTTCAAGGATCTTTGGTCGAAAGTAAGTTTTTGGCGATGACAAATCAAGATCAACGCTTTATTTTAGACAATTCAAGCATTGATAGCTCCACAATCGTTGTTTTTGTTGGTCAACAGAATACAACTGGGTTAGGACGACAATTTAAAAAGATCGATAACATACTAAATTTAGACCAAAATTCGGAAATTTTCTTAGTTCAAGAGATTCAAGACGAGAAATTTGAACTTATCTTTGGTGATAGTTACTTTGGTAAAGCATTAGAGAATAATGACAGTATTACCGCAAGATATATCGTAACAGATGGTGCGGATGGTAATGGTGCGAAAACATTTGACTTCCAAGGAACGATCACTGATCAGAATGGAGCAGTAAAAATACCAAAGAAAACTGTAAACGTTACTACCGTTCAGAGTGCTGTAAATGGGTCTGAGATAGAGAATCTTAACTCTATTAAGTATTTGGCTCCTAGAACGTATTCGGCACAATACAGGGCGGTTACACCAAGGGATTATGAAGCAATAATATCCCAGATTTATCCTGCAACAGAGTCTGTAGCAGTGGTTGGTGGTGAAGAGATGGATCCACCTCAATTTGGTACTGTTCGGATCAGCATTAAACCAAGAAATGGTACTTATGTGTCTGATTTTGATAAACAGATGATCAAAAGTAAGTTAAAGAGTTACGCTATTGCTGGTATTAACTCTAAAATTGTTGATCTAAAAGTGCTATATGTAGAGATTGACTCAACAGTATACTATAACACAGCACAGATTGACACTCCAGATAATTTAAAATCTCAAATTACTACTGCTTTATCCAATTATTCCAATACAGTTGATATTAATAAGTTTGGTGGAAGGTTTAAGTACAGTAAAACCTCTCAATTAATTGATAGGGTTCATAATGGTATTACTTCTAATATCACTAAAGTAAAGATTAGAAGAGATTTGAAGGCACTTATAGACCAATCTGCTCAATATGAGCTATGTTTTGGTAATAGATTTTATATCAACCAACAAGGATATAATATTAAGAGTACTGGATTTATGATTAATGGTTATGATAAAGTTGTTTATCTAACTGATGTACCCAATAAAGATGAGAATGGAAACCTAGATGGTTCTATGAAGGGTAACATAGGTTTAGTTTCTAAAGATGAAAACAGCGTTTTTAATATCGTTGGTAAATCTATAGGAACAGTTGACTATAAGAAAGGTGAAATCTTACTAAACACTATTCATATTACATCAACTGTTGCTTCTAACAATATTGTTGAGATTCAAGCATTTCCTGATTCAAATGATGTAATTGGGTTAAAAGATCTATATCTCAGTTTTGATGTTTCTAATAGTCGAATAAATATGGTTAAGGATGTAATTGCTTCAGGCGAAGATGTATCAGGAATCGTATTTTCACGAGATTATTATACTTCAAGTTATTCAAACGGAGATATAGAGAGAAAATAAATGAGTATAGAATTTGATAAGAAGGTACAATTAAATACCATTATAGAGAATCAGCTTCCACAATTTTTGGTTGCTGATTTTCCTAATGCTACTGAGTTTTTTAAACAGTACTACCTCTCTCAAGAGTTTCAGGGTGCTAATATTGATTTAGTTGATAACCTTGACAATTATCTTAAAGTAGATAATTTAGTTCCTGAAGTTGTTATTGGTAAGACTGATTTATCATCTGATGCGATAGCAACAGATACTTCTATTGTAGTTACATCTACAAAAGGATTCCCTAACGAATATGGTCTTCTAAAGATTAATGATGAGATCATTACATATACATCTAAAACTGATACACAGTTTGATGGTTGTATTCGTGGATTTAGTGGTATATCAAATCTTGATGGTGGCACATCATTAGATGTTATTAATAAGCAAGATTTAGTTTTTGAACAGACACAAGCTGCTGCTCATACTACTGGTGCTACTGTTACTAACCTTAGTGTACTCTTTTTACAGGAATTTTATCAAAAATTAAAGAAAACTTTCTTACCTGGTTTAGAAGATAATGATTTTGTAGATGGTCTTGATGTTGGAAACTTTATTAAGAATGCTAGATCTTTCTATCAATCAAAAGGTATAGCAGAATCTATACGAATTTTATTTAAAGTATTATATGGTGAACATGCTGATGTATTAGATCTAGAAGAAAGACTACTTAAACCTTCTACTGCTGAGTATATTCGTAGAGAAGTTGTCATTGCAGAGGCAATTAAAGGTGATCCTTCCAATTTAATAGGACAAACTATTACCAAATCAACAGATTCTGAAACTACTGCTTCAATTTCAGAAGTAGAGATCTTTGAAAGAAATCTTGGTATTGGTGCTCAGATTAGAAAAACATATTATAAAATTTCATTATTTGTAGGTTTTAGTGATAGAGATCTAATTGAAGGAATATTTACTATTCCAGGTAAAACTAAGGTATTAGAACCTGTTTCTGTTGGATCTGATGTTATTTCTGTTGATTCTACAATAGGATTTCCTAGTAGTGGAACTGTAATATCTGGAGATAATACCATTACATATACTTCTAAGACTGTAAATCAGTTCTTAGGATGTTCTGGAGTAGTATTTGCAATAAATGATGCCGATGATTTGAGAGCAGATGAAACTGTTTTTGGATATGAAGATGGAGATTTAGCAAAAAGAGTTGATCTTAGAATTACTGGTGTTTTATCTGATTTTGTTATTGAAGGAGATGTCAGTTTAATTTCAGAAGGTGAGAAGATTTATAGTCAGAATATGGGGGAAAGTATTCCTTCATACGATGTAAGTAATATTAATGACTCTGAAAGATCGTATAAACAAGTTTTTGCTAATTCTTGGAAGTATAATACAAGCAGTAGATATCAAGTATCTACTTGGACATCTAATGGAAGTCCTACTTTAAGTAGTCCAATCGATAAAACAAGTCTTGCTATTGGTGATAATATTGAAATATTTGATAGATATGGATTAGAATCAATTGGTTCTGCTAAAATTAGTAATATTGATGAAAGTGATAATAGTTTAACTGGATTAGATACTTTAACATGGAATGCTCCTGGTCATCCAAGTCCAGATAATAATTATGATATTCGTAGAACTATAAAGAAAGCAAAATTAGAAACAACAGTTAATAGCGATGATCTTGTTTCTTTTGGTGATAATAATGAAAAATTTATTGCTGATGTATTAAATGTATATGTTGATGGAAATACTGAGGGTTATATAACATCTAACTCATTACCAAGTTATGGTATTGACGCTGAATATTTTAGAAAATCATTTGAAACAGGTAATAATGCTAGTTTAAGTTTACCCCAAACAACAGATCCATTAGATCCAACAATTGCTATTGATTATTTACAAATTAATTTTGATAGTCCTACGGTATTTAATGATGGTGATGCTGTTGTATATGAGGCTTTCGATAAAACTACTGGTGCTGTAGCAGATACTCTTGTTGGAATTACCACCACAACTCTTGATGGGACAACAAGAATCTTCTATGTTGACGTATCTACTGATAAAAAATCTATAAAATTACATGATTCTATAGGTGCTATTGGTATATCTACAATTAGATTAAATAAAGCATCTTCATTTGTTAATACGGGTGTTATTCATAGATTTACTTCTGCTAGTGTTTATAATAGAACTTTAACTAATAGGCCAATATTAAGGAAATTCCCATTATCACAAGACCTTAATATAGCAGAAAGGGGTGAAAAAACAGAAAATAATGTTGGTGTTTTAGTAGATGGTGTTGAAATTAAAGCAGCAACCTCTCTAGATTTTGTTAAGTATGGTCAAATTGATAGTGTTTCGATATTTAATGAGGGTGAGGGTTATGATGTAGTAAATCCACCTAGAATTAAAATTGAAGATCCTACAGTAAGCACAGCAACTACTGCATTAGCAGAACCTGTAATTCAAGGAACAGTTAAGGAAGTTATTGTTGAAACACAGAATTTTGATATTGATCAATGTCGTTCAGTATCATTAGTTGGTGGTAATGGTAAGGGATGTCTTTTAGAACCAGAAGTTGGTCCTAGATTCAGAGAAATGAAGTTTGACAGTCAAGATTCACTGTTTAATGGTGGTGTTGACCCAACTAATGAAGTTATTAGGTTTATCAATACTCACGGTTTAAGAGATGGTGAGAGAATATATTATGATAGCAATGGAAATGACGCAATTGGAATCGGTGCTTTCCAAAGTGGTGCTTCAACAGTTAATGAATATTTGGTAAATGGTGCTCAATATTTTGTAAAAGTTCTAAATGATAAGAATGTAAGATTATTTAATAGCCCTGAAGACGCTTTAACAGGTTCTACAGGTATTAATACCATCGGATTTTCAACTACTAGTAATGGTATTCATAAATTCAGGACAGAACCTAGAAATACATTAAGATCTGTCAAGGTTATTAATCCAGGTACTGGTTATTCATATAAAAAAGTTATAGTAGAATCAGTTGGTATATCTAGTGCTTATGATTCAATCAATTATGAAAATCATGGATTCAAAGAAGGTGATATTGTTAAGTATTCTACGATGGAAGGTAATGGTGTTATTGAAGCATTACCACAATTAAGTACTTATAATTCATATACTGTAATTAAAATAGATGATAACGAATTCAGATTATCTGATAATGGTGTTGTCGATGCTCAAGACTGGGAAGCAGCAAAAGCATATGTTGTTGATGATTTAGTAAAAGAATTAAATAATACTTATATTTGTGTAACCAATCACACATCATCCAGTACATTTATAGATGATTCTTCTAAATGGGAGTTAACTAAGAAAAAGGATGATTATAAGAGAGGTAAGTATGTTAATTTTGATACTCAAGGATCTGGATATCACGTATTTAAATACCCAGATATTACAGTAACTGCCAATGTAACATACAAGTCAGGACAAGCAGTTGGAACAATTGAATTTACACCTATAGTGACTGGTAATATTGTTGGTGTAGATCTTTATAACAAAGGAACTGAGTATGGATCAGAGGTTATAAACCATGATAGAGATCCTGATTCTTATATTCAAAATGGTAGAGAGGCACAATTAAAGGCAATTGTATCAGATGGACGAGTAATTGATGTTTATGTTCTTAATAAAGGAAAAGAATATTATTCATCACCTGAAATAAAAATTGTTGGTTCTGGTACTGGTGCTAAGTTTAAACCTGTAGTTTCTGATGGTCAGATAACTGATGTTATAGTAATAAATGGTGGAATGGGATATACTCAAGCAACTACTTTTGTTACTGCTGAACCTAGAGGTAAGAATGGATTAGTTAAAGCAAGAATTAAAAACTATAATGTAGATATTGCTTCTCGTCATAGTAGTTTCCATTTAGAACCACATAATGATAATGAATTGGTTCTAAGTGCTTATAGTTACAGTGGAAAAGTTGCAACTGCATTTGATGGTCTTGGTAGTGGTGGTCATTCTCCTATAATTGGTTGGGCATATGATGGTATTCCAATTTATGGACCATACGGATTTAGTGAATCTGACAAATTTGGATCTACCATCAAACGAATGGAATCTGGATACTCTAAGGATAGTGTTAGAATTGCTGCTGATATTGCTGCTGGTATTAGACCTTCATTAGATAAATTCCCTGAAGGATCATTAATACAAGATTGGGTTTATGGTAGTGATAAAGATCTTGATGACCATAATGGTAGATTTTGTAAGACACCAGAATTTCCCAAAGGAATCTATGCTTATTTTGCTACTATTGATGAAAATTTAGATCCAATATATCCTTATTTTGTAGGAAAAACTTACAGATTGCCATACATTACAGGTAATAATAAGTTAGATCAGTCATTTGACTTTAATAACTCGACATTATCAAGAAATACTTTCCCATATAAGGTAAATGATAGATTTGCTGATAATGATTTTATTATAGAATCTAATGAAATTGTTAGGCAAATGTCTACTGTTGAATCTGTTACTAAAGGTTCAGTAACAGATTTTCAGATTTTAGATGGTGGTGATGGATATAAAGTTGGTGATTTTACAATATTTGATAATACTGGAACTAATGGAACTGGTGTTAGAGGTCAAGTAGATGAGATAGTTGGTTTAGGTGTTTCAACAATTGAAACTGATCTAACCAAATTTGAGAATATAATATTTGAATGGGAAAATGATAACACAGTATCTGCTCATCTTTATCCTCATGTTACTTTAACCGATAAAGATACTGTTATAGTATCTGGTTTAAGTACTAGTAATGTTGCGTTAACAAATTCATTCACTATTGGTATTAAAACAGATACAATGACTGTGGTAAAAGAAATACCACAAAATACCAATCCTAATGGAGTTATTGAAGATATTTACGTTAATTTTATTTCAGATGTTGTATCAATAGGATCTTCTATAAAGGTTGAGGATGAATATCTAAAAGTATTAAATCTATATCCTATAGGATCTATAATAAGAGCAAAAAGATTTGGTACAGGAAATATAGTTTCTTATGGATCTACTATAGATGCTTTAGCAAGTAAAATTAGTATACCTGTTAAGTCTAATAAGTTTGATTCTACTCTTAATAAAGTAGTTTATTTTAATGCCCCTCAATCTGTTGGTATTGGAACAACTATCGGATCTTCTATTAATTATTCAATAGGTGAGAATAATAATCAAGTACCTATTCCTGTTCAGCAAATATATGTACCAAACCACCCATTTAAAACGGGAGATAAGGCAACATTTAGTAAAGATATAATTTCAACACCTGCAGCAACTTCTTTATTAGTAAGTCCTAATATTGATGGTAGTGATATAGTTAATATGCCCGATATAAACAGTGGTAAAACTGATGTTTATATTATTGATAAAGGAACTGATTATATTGGATTAGCAACTAATGCTGGTGCTGCTCATACTACAGGTGGATTATATTTCTATGGTAATGGATCTGATAATTATGAATATGCATTTACTACAAATTATAATCAAGTAGATGGTGATATTAGTAGAATAACATCTACAGTAATAACAAAAGTTGCTGCTGCTAATACATCAACACATGGTTTGAAAAATGGTGATATTATTAATCTGAATATAGTTCCAAATCATGTTGTTGGATATGGCAACACTTTCGAGATAGATGTTCGTTATAATTCTGAATATGAAAAATTACTTTTTAATCCATTAGATTTTGGTGTTTCTGGTGTATCAACTTCTGGTGATGCTATCAATCCAAATACATTTACAATATTAAATCATGGATTTAATACTGGTGATAAGGTATTTTATGATAGCGATGAAATTATTTGGGATACTCCAAGTAATACTGGATTTACAACAGGATCATATTTTGTTCATAAGTTAGATTCTAATACATTCTATCTTACAGAAACATTAAAAGATGCTCAATCTGTTCCAGCAAATATCATTGGAATTTCTACTCAAGGTGGATTAAGTGCCGAGCATACTATATCAATAATCAATCCTAGAATTGAAGTTGTTAAAAATTCACAATTAACATTTGGTTTATCTACCTCAACTTTATCTGGATTTGATTTTGATATTTACTATGATAAAGAACTTAAGAATAAATTTATCAATTCTGGAGATTCAACAGACTTTAATATTGTAAAGGAGGGAACTCTTGGAAACGTAGGTGCTGCTTTAACTATAAGAGTTTCTAAATCACTTCCAAGTAAGTTATTCTATTCTCTCGAAAAATCTGGGTATATAAGCACTGCTGATAAGGATGTACCTAATTATTCTGAAATATCTTTTGTTGATAGTTCATATAATGGAGAATATGAGATATTTGATGTAACTGATGATGAATTTAAATTCTCACCAAGAAGAGAACCAGAATTACTTAAGTATTATGATCGTGACTGTGATATATTACAGTATTCGACAAAATCATCTGATGTTATTGGACCTATTAAGGGTCTTAAAACAATATCAACAGGATTTGGATATAAGAGTATTCCTAAATTTAGTTCTGTTGCTAGTGAAAATGGAAGAAACGCAAATATCGTTGCTATATCAACTTCAATTGGAAATATCAATCAAATAAGAATCAATGATGTTGGTTTTGAATATTCTGCTGATAAGACATTAAGACCAGAAGCAGCTATTTCTCCAATTATTAGTGTAGACAATCTAGATCAGGTTAATTCTGTTAATGTTATTAATGGTGGTTCAAACTATCTCAGTTCTCCTAATCTTTTATTGTTTAATCCAAATACAAATGAAGTAGTTGATAGCGATTCCTTTATAGCAGATGTTCCTGAACAATCAATATCAAGTGTTGAACTTGCTGGTCCTGTTAAAGGATTAGAATCTGTAAATCATAGATTAATATCAATTAATAACTCTAATGGTGTTGGTATCAATTCAATGTCAGTTGAGAATGATACAGTTGTTGTATGTAGACTACAGACCCCATTAAATGGGTTCAGAACACCTCCATTTGCTGTTGACGACGAAATATTCGTTGAAGGTATTCAAAGAGTTGGAGAGGCAGGTATAGGCGTTAGTAACACAGGTCAGACAGCGACTACTGTGGAGGGTGATGGATTTAATTCTTCTGATTACAATTACCAATTCTTTAAAGTTACTGAATACATATCATCAAATCCAGATGTATTAAAATTTAATTTAGTTGGTGTTACTACTAATCCAGGTGTTCCTAAAGTATTCCAATCTGGATATGCTAATATTGTTAATAGAAAAGTATATCCTGAGTTACAGGTTGTTCAGCAAAGAGCAGCATTTTCTAATAATGAGTCAATTTTAGTTAAAGTTGGTAGTAGTTATATTGAGAGGGATATTAGAATTGTAGAATATAGAGATGACTATATTAAGACTGATGGTAAAGAACAATTAAGACTTGGTGATAGGTTTGTTGGTGCTGTTAGTGGAACTGGTGCTGATGTAACTGGAATTACTAATAGTAAGGCCAAATTTAATGTTAATTACTCAAGTAGAGTTGATTATGGTTGGAATGATAATATTGGTAAATTAAACGAAGATTTCCAAGTTCTACCTAATAACGATTATTATCAAAATCTATCATATTCTGTTAAGAGTCCAATTACATGGGATAAATTTGTAGATCCTTTGAATAGAGTTATTCATCCAGCAGGTCTTAAGAATTTTGCTGATGTAGTGGTTCAAGATTCAGCAAGTTTTGTAGGTGTTGGTACAACTCAACCAGCAGTAGCAGATATTACGATAGATGTAATTGAGGAGAGAAGAGTTGATACAATCAATAACTTTGATTTAGTCATTGATTATGATACACTTGATGATAAATCTAAATTTATAGAATTTCAGAATGTAAAACTAACAGACTATACAAAATGTTTGACTAATAGAGTACTAATTCATGATGATATTAGTAATAGGTTCTCTAGTGCTGGTCTTCAGGATTTATTTACAGAAATTGAACAAATTAATGGTAATTATGCCAAATATCTTGTTCAAATAACAGATCCAGATACATTTGATGTTCAATTAAGTGATTTAGTAGTTTTAACCACAACAAATGAAGCATTTTTACTTGAAAAAACAAGTGACTATTCTGGTGGTTCTTTAGGAGAGTTTTCAGCTGAATCTGATCCTGATAGAAAAACTTTAGTATTTACTCCAACTGAAAAATATGAAAAGGATCATGATATTAAGGTATTAAAAACAACATTTAGTACTGATGCTGCTGGTATCGGAACAGAAGCATTTGGATCAGTTAAATTAGTTGGTAATAATGTTAATGTTGGTAGTGGTACTACAACTGTTAGTTCAACAATATCAGGAACAATTCAAAATGATAATCTGGTATTAACAGTTACTGACTATGATTTAAATAATACTGATGCTGGATACGATAAAGTAATACCAAGTTTAATTGGATCATACTTAAGTACTTGGGAAACGAAGAGTAGTGCTGCTGGTCTTTATGAGGTAGGATTTGCTGTAACAGCAATTACTAGTTCAACAACTGCTGATTTAGTTGCTATAGAAAAAACAACTACAGCAACTCAGGATCCTAATACTGGGGATATAACTTATACAAATAATTATACAAAGATACCATCATCATCCACTATTACATTTGGTGTAGATTATACAACAGCGACTGATATTGGATTCTTAGATAGAGATGAAATACAAAGTGTTGTTATAGGTGTTACTACAACAACACTTTATAGTATTGATGAAAATGATTTTAATGGATTATCTGGAGATTTTGTTATCCAAGATGATTTTAGTAGAATTATTAACTATAATGAAGTTCTTTTAAACATAGATCATGTAAATGATGAGTTACAATTAACTGAATCTTATACTGATACTACAAATAACACTTATAGTACTTCTAGTATTGGTATTCTTACTGCTACTCATGATGGCACAAAAGTAAATGTTAATATTGTTAATGATAGAAATAGAACATTATCTGCTGGAGTAAATGTTGTTGGTCTAGGAACTACAACTGCTGGAATAGGAACATATAGATTTAATGTTACTGGACAACCAATTGGTGCTGAAAGATCGGCAAGATTAGAATCAACTTATGTTGGTAAAGCAGGTATCGCAACTGTTACTAGAATTAGTTCTGAAATTGACAGCAGTTTAAAATCTTTAATTCGTGTTTCTTGTGGAAATACCACAGTAATGCATCAAGTTATAACGATGCAAGATAAGGATAATGATACTGTTGTAGTTGAATATCCATATATTTCAAATGATGGAACATCTGGAATTGGAACTTTTGGAACATCTAATCCTGAACTTGGTGTATTATCATTTAACTTCTATCCTGATGATGGAACTAATGGAACATTAGATTATTCTTCTTCTATAGTCGAAGTTCAAGCATTTAATACAGTATTTCAAACAGTAAATGATTTTGAAAATGAACCAAATATTCTTGAGTATGGTCCTGTTGTTTCTGATTTAGTTCTATCTGCTTATGATGGTGTTAATGGTGATAGAGCAAATAAGGTTAATTTTGATCTTAAGCATGAAGGAACACCAATTTATTATAAGAGATTTAATCCAAGTGATCCTTCAGTATTAGATCCTTCAACTGGTAAGTTTACAATTCCAAATCACTTCTTTAATACTAATGAAGTGTTAGAATATACTCCATATTCAACATTTATAGGAGTTCCTGCTACTTCTCCTGGAATTGCTGCTACTGATGGTTATTCTGGTGCTCTTACAAATCTACCATCAAATGTTTACGTTAAAGCTGTTTCTGGAGATGAATTTTTCTTATACAGTAAGAAAGAATATATTACCGATGGAGATCCTATAACATTTACAGATACTGGATCTGGTAACGCTCATAAGTTCCAGATGAGTAAGGTTTTAAGTAAAACTGTAATTGGATTAGATGGAATCGTTCAACAACCAATATCTTATACAGCAGTAGAACATGCTTTACAAGATGCTGTTGGTATAGGTGTAACTCAATTTGCATTAAGTGGTATTAGTTCAGTACAACCAAGAGATGTATTGAAGATTGGTGATGAGTATATGAAAGTTATAGAGGTTGGTTTAGCAGAATCTGGTTCACAATCTCAACCTCTACCAGCAATTAGTTCTGAAGATGGGACTGTACCAGTTGTTAATGTAAAGAGGGGTACTTTGGGTAGGGCAGAGCAGTCACATAGTGCTGGAGCATCTGCAAGAGTTCATAGAGGGTCATTTAATATTGTTGATAGTACAATTTGGTTCTTAGATCCACCAAAAGGTAATACAAGACAGAGGAGAAGTGAAACTAATTTACCATATGTTAAGGCAGAATATAATGGTAGAACATTCTTAAGAACAAATTATGATACCAATATGGTATTTGATGATATTTCAGATTCATTTACTGGAATAGGAAGAACATATACATTGACTGTTGGTGGTGCTAATACTGTTACTGGTGTTGGTGTTGGAAATGGAGTATTATTCATTAATGGAGTATTCCAGACACCATTGACTTTGAACAATTTAGGTAATAACTACGAATTTGAAAGTGACAGTAATGTTGGTATATCAAGTGTTATGTTCACTGGAATTACTTCTGAAAATGGAAGTAGAATTCAGTCTGAATTTGATATTAATCAGAACCAAATTCCAAGAGGTGGTTTAATTAATACTTTAGGTTCAAAAGTGGGTCTTGGATATGCTCCTCTTGTTGGTGCTAGATTAAAGGCAGAAAAGAATGTTGCTGGTATAATTACAAGTTTAGTTGGTGTTGCTCATTCATCACTTACTAATATTTCTATTGAAGATGCTGTATATGATAATGCTAGTGGAATTCTTACAGTAACAACTAATAATCCACATTATTTCTCATTAGATAATCCATCAACAGTTTTACTTAATGAATTAGAATTTGAATGTAGTTCATCATATGCTGGAGTAACAACAACAGTATTCAATGATGATAATCGTTCTATACCTGTAGTAGCAATTACTTCAGAAAGAACTTTTGAAGCATTCTGTGGTATTTCTACAATTAATCACAACTATGTTTCAGGTGGAACATTCTACAGTGGTGGATATGTTTGTGAGTTCTATGAAGACCTAACATTTGGATCTGGATATAGAGAACCAGTTTCAATTGGAGTAACTGATATTGCTTATGATCACAGATTTGTATCTGC